ATCGGCTCGTCGAGGGACGAGCTCTTGACCGTGTACTCGGCGCCCTGTGCACCCACGAGGAGGCGCTGGAGCGAGAGCGACCAGTTGATCTTGTCGACCGGGCCCGAGCCGATGGTGCGGTTGATCGGCCCCGAGTCGCCGAGGATGGTCTCGTCGAACGAGTCGAAGGCGTCCGGCACGGACCCGAAGGAGCCGTTCTTGCCGAACCACCACATCCGTCCCTCGTGGAGGCGGACGGCGGTCGGCCAGCCCTTCTTGTCGGACCAGTAGCCCTCCTCGAACATGTAGGAAGGGGCGGTCGACCCGAAGTCCGTGAGCACCTCGACCGAGACGTTCTTCGTGTCGGTGTAGGCGGTGACCCTCCCGACACCCCGGACCGAGCCGAGCCCGATGGAGAGCCGCATGGTCACCGAGTCCGGCGCGACGCGGGTCGTGAGCTTCAGGCGGTAGTAGACGATCTGGTTCGAGAGCCCGTCCGCGAAGGCGGTGGAGACGTTCGCCGTCCACGAGAGGGTCGCGACGCTCGTCCACGTCAGGTTGTCATAGGAGCGCTGGAGGTCGACCGTGGAGGCGCTGGCGTCCCCGGAGATGTCGACCGCTACCGTGCGGTCGGTCCCCACGCCCGTCACCCGGATGGAGTTGGTGAAGTCGCCCGAGGTGGTGGAGGTCTTGGAGACCGTCTGCCCGATCGAGGTGACGGAGAACAGCGCCCCCACGTGGGTGGACTTGAAGTAGTCCACCGAGCAGGTGAGGGTCACGTTCCCGTTGATCGCGGACGGGGTCATCGTGATCGCCTGCGTCGTGTTCTGGATCTGGAACGGGCCGTCCGGAGGCAGGTAGGTCACGACCGACCACGAGCGGGCGTTCGGGGCGGTTCCGCGTCTCTCGATCCGCCGCTGCTGCATCCCGGTGCAGGCTACGAACAGCACGTCGGCCGACTGCTCGTAGCGCACGTTCGAGAGGTCGGTCGCCTGCCACGGCGTAGGCAGCACCACCACCCCCGCGGACTCGACCACGCACTGGCCCAGCAGCGTGATGCGGTTCACCGAGGACCAGAACCGGATCCAGAACGACCCCGTCGGGGTGAGCGAGATCGAGTGCGTCCCGGTGTTCAGGAGCGTCTCGGAGACGTAGTCGTCCATGGCCTGCGCCGATCCCACGCGCAGGTAGATCGGCCCGCGGTTCACGACGATGCGCAGGGCGTGCTCCACCCCCGCGTTCCCCGTCCCGAGAGTCACCTGCTGGTCCCGGATCGCGCGCGCGGTGCCGTTGCCCAGCAGTTGCATGGCACCGCTCACCCACGAGGAGGCGCCACCGGAGTCGTCGTTCTGCGTCCAGCCCGACAGGTCGGTGGGGAACGTCCCGTTGGTGACCGCAGTGGTGACCGACGGCCGCGTGAGGGGCACATCGTTCACCAGTACCCGCATGTTCGCGGCGGTGAGCTCGATCAGCGCCGTGTCGTCGGTCGCGAAGACGAACTTGAGATAGCGCGCCGCGTTGTCGCCTAGGGTGTCGGTGATGTACTGCCAGCCGACCCGAAGCATCATTGCGCCCAGCACCCGGGGCACCCAGTTCGTCATGACCTGGGCGGCCATGGCGATGCGCTTCACGTCGATGCGCGCGAGCCCCAGCCGGGAGACGATTCCCCTGTTGAACCCGATGAGGGACGGGATCTGGACGGACATCTCAGCCCGTCAGGTTCCCGCTGATGTTCCCGCCGTCCTTGCGATACGGCCAGCGCATGCGGGAGCGGGACCACGCGCCCATCGCCGGGAACTTGGTCGGCTGGTCGCGCATGCTGTCGTTCTTCGCCTCCATCTCGAGGTGCTCCTCGAGCTTGAGCATCTCCTGCTCCTTCTGGTCGGAGTTGGAGAGCTTCTTGATGATCCGCGTCGCGAAGTGGCACGACACGTAGCGCTTGAACGACTCCGGCCACAGGGCCAGGTTCATCCCGTACGCCGGGTCGAGCGACACGTACCGCACGTACATGGAATCGAGGTCGGAGAACCAGAATCCGGCCTCGTCCACGTAGTGCAGCAGCGGCGTGCGGACGAACTCGTCCGAGCACAGGGCGACGGTGCGGCACCAGTCGGTGGGCTTCTGGAACCCGCGGGCGTAGCCGAACGGCGGGGCGATCGACGGGTCGTAGTCGATCATCACGGTCCGCGTGGCGAACGTCCACGGGCCGCGCTCGAGGCAGTGCTTGACGCCCCCGTCGGACCAGACGAAGTCCAGCAGCCGGCGAGGCTCCCGGTTCTCCGTCAGGCTCGCGAGGAAACGCTCGCCACAGTAGAGCAGCGCGCCGTTGTAGATGTTGAGCTGATCGGCGATGGCGATCCCCTATCGCGCGATCGAGGCCTCGTGGTTCTTCATCCACGCGTAGGCGTCGCCCTTGGTCTGGAGCGACTCCTGCACGGCCACCATGTCGCGCCTGCGGATCACGACCCACTTCTTGTGCGGACCCTTCCAGAGCACCTGGTGCGCGATGCTCTCCTCCGGCTGCTCGACCTCGTCGAGATCGATGTACTGGAGCCGGCGGGTCACCGCCCACGTGCGGTCGCACGAGATCACCAGCAGCATGGCGAAGAAGCCGCCGGTGTCGGAGCGGACCTCGACGATGTCGTACGGGGTCAGCCGGGCGCCGAAGAACGACCAGAACTGCTTCTGCTCGATGTCCTGGATACTGACACCGTCGGGGACGGTGATCACCCAGTGGTTGCGCGCGTTCTCGGCGAGTTGCGCGCGGCCCGGGTCCAGGATGACGACTCTGCTCGGTGCTTCTTCTGACATTTCCCCTCCTCAGTTGTGAAAAGGCGCCCGGGGACCAGAAGCCCTCGGGCGCCGCCTGCTCGCACGCTCAGTTGAACGTCGAGGTCATCAGGGAACCGGTCGACAGGCTCGCGCCCGAAGTCGACACGCTGACGATCGCCCCCAGGAAGGAGGTCACCGTCGAACCCGCGGAGCTGAAGAACGTCCCGATGACGACGTCTCCGGCACGCATGCCGGCGTAGTAGCCATCCGAGAAGAAGTTCGAGCCCGTGATGTCGGTCGAGCTGTTCGTCGAGCAGTACATCCAGAGTTGCGCACCCTGGACCGAACCGCTGCCGTTGCCGGCGCCGGCCACCGTGGAGCCCTGCGTGGTGAGGCCGGACGAGCCGGAGCCACCAGCGGGAGCCCCCGCGAATTGACCGACCAGCAGCTTGGGCGGGTTCGCCAGCGACGAGAGTTGGGTAGTACCGTAATAGGACATGAGACCTCCTCGATCAGGCGTAGGCCGAGCCGTCGTGGGTGACCACGATGACGCCGGTGTTCTGCAGAAGGAGCGCACCCATGAACGCGGAGGCCCGCGCCCACGAGTAGTCCTGCTCTTCGTCGTAGCCCACCGGGGTCTGCATGCCCTCGGTCGCCATCGCCTGGCCGACCGCGGTCTTGTGGTACAGGAACGATTTCTCGCTCGAGGTGCCACGGCCCGGGAGGTTCGGGTGCTCGATGATCAGGCAGTTGCGCCAGCGGTACGCCATCGGCTTGTCCTTCCACGAGGGGTTCTCGGCCCCGGCGTACGGACGGACGTCGATGTACTGCGCGTTCGTGAACTCGGTCGCCTGCTCGAGGTAGGCGAGGAACGACGGCTGGCACAGCAGCGTGACGTTGCTGTCCCACGGCACGGCTGCGTTGGAGAGCTTGACGCGACCGTTCTGGAACAGCGAGACGTTCGGGATCGTGCCCGTGCCACCGATGGTGACGGTGCCGGCGTTGAGCTGGTTGATGATCAGCTCGTCGATCTTGCGGTTCAGCACCGCGAGCGTCGTCATCTGCATGATCGCGCGCTGGTTGCCCTGCGACGCGAACACGTTGAACGAGTCCTTGCGGACGAGGTCATGCCACTCCTGCAGGGTGCAGGTGTTCTGGCTGTTGGAATCCACGCGCGCCGGAATGCGGCCATTGACGCCACGCGTCACGGCAGCAGCGGAGCCCGAGCCAGCGACCAGGAAGACAGCCTGCTGACCCTTGATGACCGCATCGGTCGTCACGGTGTCGCGAAGCAGCGTCTGGTGCTGTTCGAACGCGGCGATGAATTCCTGTCGGTACTGGATCTGGAAGGCGGTGTCGGCCATGAAGTACTCCGAGGAATGAAGGGTTCGCCTTCGCTCGGGGTATCCATTCCGAACATGCCGGGGTGTCCCTTTGCAGGGGGCCGGCGACCCGTCCTTCTGGGGCCGCGCTTACGGCATCGGGCGCCAAAGCGCCCACGCCACGCCAGTCTAGGTACGCGTCAAGAGGTACGCGCTGACTTCATCCGATTATTCTCAGACCGCCTCTTTCCAGTTGCCCTGCGCGTCCATGATGCCCAGCTGCAGGGCCGCGTCGATCAGCCGGCGCTCGCGCGCCTGCATGTCGTTGTCCTTGTCGTACTTGGTGCGGTTGGTCAGGCGCAGGGCGCGGATCTCGTTGATCTGATCCTTCACCCCCTTGCCGGGGTCCCCGTTCACCGACGGCACCACCACTCCGGCGGGGTTCTTCACCAGCGCCAGCTCGAGCAGCATCTTGAGCGCTCCCTGGGATGCCTCGATGGGCGTCCCGTCCGCGAGGCGCCCGCCGAGGAAGGAGGCCTTCATGTCGGGGGCCATCGTGGAATCGAGCAGCCCGTGGATGACGTTGATGTTGCGCCGGTAGTCCGCGCCCCACTCCGCGTGCAGGGCGTCGATGGTCTCGACCTCGCGCTTCTTGTCCGCCTCGGCCTGCGCCTCCACCGCCCGCCTCTGGATGTCGGGGACGAGCGCCGCGACCGCCTTCATCTGCTCGGGCGTCATGTGCACGCCGTGCCCGACCTTGGCGAACTCCGCGATCACCGGCTTCAGGGACTCGTCCTTCACGCCCGAGAGGTCGTACTTGTCCGCGCTGTCGGGAATGCCCCACGCCTTCCTGTAGTCGGCGATGTCCTCCTCGGAGGGATCGTTCACGAGGCCGGGCTTCAGGTTGCCCGACGAGAGCTTCTTCTCCAGTTCGCGGTTCTTCCTCCACAGGTCCGACGGAGACGCGTAGCGCGCCAGTTGCCGCAGTTCCTTCTCGTCCTCCGTCATCTGGTGGCGCCAGTTCTCCGGCCACGTCGGGGTGACGGTGGTCTGCGTGGCAGGCGCAGGTGCAGGAGCGGCGGCAGGTGCAGGAGCGGGCGCCGCAGGGACCGGATCCTTGAACGTGCCCCCCGTCAGGACGTGCTCCGTGGTGGGGGTCGAATAGGCGGGAGTGCCGTCGGTATCGCTCATGTTCCCTCCTTCAGGTTCATCAGGTTGAGTTTGGTGAGCTTGACCACCTGCTGCCCGACGAAGCCCCTCCCAAGGGCGAACGCCGTCTCTCGGTCGGTCGGGTAGAACTGGAACTGGTACATGCCCGAGGCCTTCTGGATGATCCAGTCGAGGGCGCGCCTCTGCTGGAACTCGTCCGCGTCACCCCGCGCAAGGGCCTGCATGGCCGATGCGTCCGCCTTCTCGTAGTCCGGGGGGATGTGCGGGGCGCGGGGCTTCAGCCGTCCAGCCTTTTCAGCAGGTTGTGCTCCACGACCCGGATCACCCCCAGCAGGGCGGCGAAGGGGAAGCTTGGATGCTTCTCGAAGAAGCGCTCGATCACCGAGTCGATCTCGATCTGAAGGGTCGCGCATGCGGACTCCTGCTGCGGATAGCCGGTAGCCGGAAGGAGTTCGACGGTCATCCCATCACCCCCGCACCGGCTGCAGAGGGAGAGGACCCGGAAGCGGGGGTCGGCGGCGGCACCATCCCGGACTGCCCGAGATTCTTCGCCACGTTGGAGCCCTGCTCCATGGCGGCGAGGCGCTGCTGCTGCTGCTGGGCTGCTGCGGCCTGCGCCTGCTGCTCCTTCACGTGCTCCTCGGAGTTCATCCAGGAGGCCGGGACGCCGAGCCCGTCGAGCGCATCGCGCAGCGCCGTCTCGACCTTGGGCACGAACGCGGCGGAGGCGTCCATCGAGATCGCCTGCGCGATCAGTTCGGAGGCCTGCTGGAACTTCTGGCCCTTCTGCTGCTCGATCGCGTCGTGCAGGGGCGACTCGAACGCGAAGTCGACCTCGGAGCCCTTGAGCTTGCGCGGCCAAGACTCCGGCGATCCGAAGCCGCCCGCCCTCGCGATCAGGTCGAACGTCTCGTCGCAGACCTTCGCGTTGTATTCCATCTCCATCGGCTCGAAGAGCGGGAGCGCGTTCCTGATGTACTCCTGAACGTGCTGCGCCACCTCGTAGGCGGTCATGGCCGCCGTGCGGACGGGCATCTGGAGCTTGTCCAGGTAGAAGGCCTTCATGAGCATCGCCTGCACCTGCTGGTTCATCTCGACGCCGAAGTTGAACCCGCGGAAGTCCTGCGTGAGCGGCCGCAGCGCATCGCCGAGCCGCTCGTCGTACTCGTCGTCCACCCACGTGATCCCGCCGGCGTAGAGCGCCACGTCCGAGCGCACCGCGTTCTGGGTGGCGATCATCGGCGGCGAGGTCGCCTTTTCGCCCGCCTCCAGGATGGTGTAGGTCATCGCCTGCAGGAGGCGCCCGTCCGGCAACGCGCACACGGTCGCCGGGCTGTAGGCGTACTGCGTCTGCGAGACCGTCTGCCAGCGCGGGATGACGTAGTGACGCCCCCAGATCGGGACCGCCTCCATCAGGTGCTCGTGCTCCACGTCGTAGTGGATCGACCAGCGCGGGCGCCCCATCGACTTGTCGTCGTACATGTCTGCGTCGACGACGAAGTGCATGCACTGCACCTCGCGGAACGGCTCCTTCTCCACCCACCGGGCGATGTCCTGGTGCAGCGCCCCGGGCTTCCGGAAAAGCCGCGAGAGTTGCTGCGCGGTCGGCTTCCACTTGCGTGTGGTGAACCCGATCTGGCCGTCCTCGTTCTCCATCCACGCCATGTCGCGCAGGTGCCAGTTGCGGTACAGGAGGCCGTTCCCGTCCCGGTTGAGCTCGACCGAGAGGGCGCACTGGCCGAACGCCGCGAAGTCGTGGTCGCCCTGCTTGGTGGCCTTCACGAACAGCGAGCGGTCGTCGTACATGGCGCGCCGCTGGGTCTCCTCCATCCACTGCAGCCACGCCCGCGTCTCGTTGTCCGGCTCCTTGTCCTCGTGCCGGAGCCGGACGTGGAACCACGGGCGCGCGGTGGGGCGCAGCATCGTCGAGAACAGGTTCCCCAGCTCCCGCCGGCACTGCATGGGGTACGAGCTCATCAGGTGCGCGGCGAAGTCGGTCCCGATCGAGCGCGTGAGCGTGAAGTCCGCCCGCTCGACGTAGAACTGGTCGGCGATCTCCTGATGGAGTGAATTCAGCGGCTGCTTCTTCGTGAAGAGCAGGGTCGCCTGCTCGTAGAGGCCTTTGACGTCCATCATGCGCTCCTTGCGTGATAGGCGCGCTTGGAGGCGGCCGCTGCGCTCCGATGCTGTTGGAGTCGGCGCCGGACCGACCCATTGGTGATTCCAATATAGGCTTTGCCGTTCGGGAAGTTGACACGGTAGAGGTTCCCCACGGTCAGCCTCCGAGCTTTCCGCCGCTCGGAGCGGTGTCGGTCAGGATCGTGGACGCCCTGCCCCTGCGTGCGAGCTGGTCCATGATCGCCTGGCGGCGCGCCTGCTCCTGCGCGAGCGGGTCGGGCATCGTGGTCGGAGCGGGGACGCCGGGCTTGCGGTTCAAGACCGAGGTCGCGGCCGCGCCGGCCACCGTGGGCAGCACGGCCTTTGCGGTCGCCCCGAGAAGGCCGGCTCCGGCGCCGATCAGGCCCGACGCGCCCATCGCGGATCCACCAGCAGCACCCATCGCGGCCACAGCCCCGGGAGCGAGCACAGTCGAAGTGCCGAGGCCCGTCAAGATGGTCCCGCCCGCCGTACCGGCAAGGCCCGCCGTTCCGGCTGCGCCGGCAGCACCGGCCGCGGTCCCGCCAGCGAAATACGAGCTGATCGCACCCAGGGTTGCACAGGCCATCTCAGAATCTCCTTGCAAAGTATTCCGCGTGCTTCTGATATCCCATCGCCGTCAATAGCTTCCCGAAAACCGGATTGCTCGTCGGCGCGTGGTAGATCACAGCATCGCAAATCCCCCTCAAGTGATCCTCGGCAAACCGCATCAATTTTATGGCGTTCCTACCCTTTCGATACTCCGGCTTGATGTACAGCGCATCCTCGTGCGCGACCACCATCCTGCGGTGTATCGACGGGTGAACCAGGAAGATCGCGTAGCCGACGAGCAGGCCCAGGTCGCGCAGCGTGAAGAGCTTCAAGATCCCGCCCCTGTAGGCGTGGTGATAGAAGTCGAGGTTCACGGCCAG